GCAGAGTCTACAACAGTTGCTTTAACAGCACCTGCAGTTGGTTAATTCAAAATTAACTTTTAATTTACAAATACCTCGAAAAAATTTTCGGGGTATTTTTTTGCCTATTAGATTTTTTATAGATAAAACATGGATCTAGACGAACAACTAAAACTTGGTCATCTTCTGTTAGAAGAAAGAATATGCAGAGTTTGTGGTGAGAGAAAGAATCTCTTACAATCTTTCTATCGTGTTCATAAAAATGTAAAGTTGTTATCGTCTTATTCTTATGAGTGTAAGGAGTGCACGATCAAAAGAATTATTAAAAGTAGAAAACAAACACAACCAGTTTCTGAAGTGTATCCTGATTGGTAACTTGCAATACAATAAATGTGTGTTAAAATATTTTTAATATAATTACTACAGAGAATCTAGTAAAAAACATGGAAGAGCCAACTGATCTGTATCAAGATATGGAAAAACTCAATACTTTATATGAAGAATTATGTTGGGATCATGACGAAATTCTAGATTTCAGTGCTGATTATAAAAATGATAGAATAATTATTAGAAGAAAAAGATCCTAACGAACACAATGAAAATTTTCCTTGACACTGCTGATACTAAAATTATCGGCAAGCACTTCATCGAAACTGGTTTGATTGATGGAGTAACAACAAACCCATCATTGATCATGAAGAGTGGTCAACAACCAGATAATGTTTATCTTAACCTATTGGAACTGGGTGTAAAGGATATCAGTATGGAAGTTGTCTCTGATACAGCAGAAGGTATGCTTAAAGAGGCAGATCGATTGATAGAAAAATTTGGAGATGTAGTTACAATTAAAGTTCCTTGCACTAGAGAGGGTTTAATCGCCTGTAAGAAACTTTCTGATCGTGGTATAAGAGTTAATGTCACTTTGATATTCAGTGCTTCACAAGCGATTCTATCCGCTAAAGCGGGTGCAACATACATTTCACCATTCGTGGGTCGTGTAGATGACCAGAGGTTTGGTGGATGCAATCTAATCAAACGTATTAGAGAGGTGTTGCCTTATGATAAATGTGAGATACTATCAGCATCAATTAGAAGTGTGGCTGATGTAGAGCATTCATTCGCACAGGGTGCTGACATATGCACAATACCACCTACTGTGTTTGAAAAAATGTATGATCACATACTTACTGATAAGGGTTTAGAATTATTTGATATTGATTACAAAAGAACACTAGAACAATTTGGAGGAATCTAATGCACGGTAAACTGGATCCAGAGGAAAGGCTATTTGAAACTAACTTTACGGTCTATTCAAAAGATGGTTGCCCGTATTGCGAAAAGGTAGAACAAGTATTAGAAATGACTGGTCTAAATTTCGTAACTTATAAATTAGATAAACACTTTGACCGAGAAGGTTTTATCAGTGAGTTTGGAGAGGGATCAACTTTTCCACAAGTGGTTGTCAATGGAAAAAAACTTGGAGGTTGTGTTCAAACCGTAGAATATTTACAAGAAAAGAATCTGGTATGATCCAATGTCACAATATTTTGAAGAGGTATACTTTGATGTTGAAAAGGCAATCGAACTTGCCTTCGACAAGAAATTTGTGCTAAACTTCTATGAGTATCTTAAAGTAAAAGGAGTTAAGAAGGTAGAGATAGATCAATTCTTAAACAGTTCAACTGCCAAAGAGATTGTATCCACTATCGATGAACTTCAAGAGTATATTAAAGGAGGTAAAGACAACTTACATTCACAACTACGTGAGGGATATGGTCACATACCAAAACCTCAAGCAAGAAAGATAAGCACTTATCTTGAATCAATACTCCACGACGCATACAAGTATAGCAATGACAAAAAAAGAGGTAGAAAGCCCTCTAAATAACTCAAACACCGAGATCAATAAAGGTGTTGAATTGTTACTTAGGAATAGGAGGCCACCAAAACCAAAACCGAATACCTTTCAGATGAAGTTTTCTATCTTCAAAAGAGATATAACTATCATCTTTAACATAACAAAAAAATAATCTCTGGAGGCCATCATGGAAACATTAATCGTAACCCTTACTATTACAACAGTAGTATCGTTCCTTGCATTATTACTAGGTGGTGTGATAGGATGGGTAGCAAGAGAACACTCATATGAAACTACACCTCAAACAGTGTATACACATCCAGAGATGTTTGATGAAAATGGTAACTTAACAGCAGATGAAATTTTAGCAGTACGCTTTGAACAACATGACAACACCGAAGACGACGAGGAAGACTAGAACTCCAGCAGGATCAGCAGCTATCAAGACAAAGAAGATAGTTAAGAGAGTAGAACTTCCACCTAATCCTTTTATTCATGAAATTTTAGATCATGTAGAGGAACAGAAAACAAAGGCAAAGAAAATAGCAGAATTAAAAAAGTATCGTGATGATTCTCTTACTGCTATATTAATATGGAACTTTGACAGTAGTGTTATTTCTGCTGTTCCAGAGGGAATAGTTCCTTACAAAGAGAATGAGGTTCCAATAGGAACAGATCATACATCTCTTCGTAGAGAATGGAAAAATCTTTTCCATTTTATTAAAGGTGGTAATGATAGTTTATCTGCTCTTCGTAGAGAGACTATGTTTATTCAAATGCTTGAGGGCCTTCATCCAGAAGAAGCAAAAATTATATGTCTTGTGAAGGATAAGAATCTTACTGAGAAATATAAACTCACAAAAGACATTGTAATTGAAGCATTTCCAGATATTAGATGGAGTGATAGAGTATGACAACTGAAACTAAGAAACCAGTAGTTATATCCACATGGGATAAGAAAGAGAAGGATGCTATTGCAGAATATGGATGTGAGTTACTGGTAGAGAATGCCAATCAAGATCAGTTACGAAAAACAAACTTTCCTAGTGATGCTATGATAGTTACATACAAAGTTAAAGATAAGGTTCATTTTGATTTGTGTAGAGGGTCGAAGGTAAACATCTTTGATTTGTATTACGATAAGTTTGGCAAAGAATCTCTTCAAGGAATAGATTTTGGTTATGGAAACATCAACCCATCAACGTGGGGATACAAAACAAAGGAAAAGAAAAAGAAAGGTAGATTAAATCGATGAAAGATGAAGAACTCCGAGCACAAATAAATGCACTCATTAAAGATGAGATTCAAGAGGGAATCAATGATTATATTGATACCAAGGATGAGTCGGAGAAGAGTGGTTTAGGTTTTGTTGATAACAAAGATGAAGATTTGAAGGTTAACATATCTAATGCGGAGGTTGATAAACTCATAAAGGAGTATAAAAAGATAAAGAAAAGACAAAAATCTAACTTAAACCAGATCAGATTACTCGATAAATTCGGTAATCCGATCCAGAAAAATTAAGGAAACCTAAAATTGTGTAGTAAAATACACAATTGGTTGCATATATAGTTAGGGTATGCTAACATACCTTTACGTTCATCTCCTTGTGGAGACGCAAGTAAGCCGACACGGAACGGAATCGTTCATCCTCTTTGAGGACGCAAATGTTCGACTGAAGGAACGGGTTTAAACCACCCCTACTTTGGAGAAAACCAATGGCAACAGTCACTTACCGTGGTGTCGATTATGACACCGAAGAGTACAACGCAAAGGTGCTTTCAGAAGCAACACAGCGTCATCGTCACGATTTAATGTATCGTGGTATTAGAGTTAAAAGTAAGGCATCACCTTGCAGTTAATTCAAAAATAAGAGGGGTTTACACTCCTCTTTTTTTATATTATAATTAGATGAAAAATAATCAACATGAACAAAGCAAAACTAAAAGTTCTGGTTATGGCTCTAAAAGAAATTGTAGAGGAATTAGAGTCTGAAGTTTATTCTGATGTCGATGCTTACAAAAATGTAGCAGCAGTGGCAACAAAGGAACTTGATTATGATGAAATGTACGACGACGGTTCAGACTAATGGAAGTATCACTGGTTAGCATCACACCTGATGCTGAAAAAACAATGGCACATATTGCCAGAGTATCAAATCCAAATAATCAAGATAATCCAAAATATGCAGGATTATTGAAGTATTGTATCAAGCATAATCATTGGTCTGTA